GTAATAAAATCGTGGAACATAAGGCCCCCCGAAGTTTGAAAATTTAAAATACAATTATTACTAAAACAAGTTCTCTGACTCACACAATTAAGTTATTTTGCTTGTCTCAGTACGAAAATCATACAAGTACCATGGTTTCCCGTAGCACCCCCCTACACATACTCTTTCTGCACGCACAACAACCAGTGTGTACGTCATACTATAAGTATCGGATATCGGGTTATCCGTAACTAGACCCTCTTCGAACAGTTACACGCAGTGTAATGACCGTTCTATCTGAGTTTCGTTAGCTGAAATTCTGGTCCTCTTGCGAATGCTAGCCTTGCCTTTATACGGCAGACTCTAGCACTTAGCCCTCCTACATAACATCAAAGTCACAACGTCTGAATACGTTACAGTAATAGGGTACGCAATCAAATTGGTGGAATCACTCGGTTAAGAGCAAAAGAACACCAGTCCAATAATAAAATGAGGTTTCCAATCGATTAAGATAAGAAATTCTCAAGTTTCTTGCTAATGCACGACAATTAAGCCTAGCATTTCGCATGGTTTGTTATAAGACAACAAGCATCATCAATTAAGAATAGACTTGCTGAATTGTTTCGGTAAAATGACCGAAGATTTAGACTGACTGAACCGCAAGTGCGGACGAGTCAGCGGAGATTTAGTAAAGCGCTGCAAGCGCCTGCTTGTTAGACAGTTCTACGAGAAATGAGTCGTAGGACATAGTCGTCCAAGTAGACGGAATACCGCGTTCCCGCAACTGAGCCTTATAGGTAGCTAGTGCGTCAGGACCCCAGTGGGCCATGAACCTCATCGTCACACTGACACGCTGTTTCATATCCTCTTCATCTCCAATGACTTGCTTGGGCGCAAACACCATCTCCTTATAGATGTCACGCTTCGGCATCGGGGCAACAACAACGTCCTTGGTCCCACACTTGACAAAATGACTCTTCAGGAAAGTCAAATCATTAAATCCAACAAAATCAGGCATCCTTGCGGACTTCTGAGCGTCGGTGATTTGAATTCCGTAGTAGTGCATAATCTCTTGTATGATTGGACCTTTGAACCATTGAATAGCCTCAAAGTCAACAGTCATAACAACATCGTCCCCATATGTCAACATACGGACGCTGTCATCAAAAGCGGAAAGTTCAGTTGGTTTCCCAGCAACACGCGCAGCAACAAGCCACGCCACATACATGAAGTATGTGTTTGTGACACTGTTGAAAACGTCCGTGAATGGGTTTCCACTCTTGTTACCAAGAGCGGTCTGAAAGGCAAAGTTCCCCATGATGTGATAGCCGTCTCGTAAGATTCGAACTAATGCACTTCTGGCTTTCTGTTCCTCTGAGCCCGCGTCGTCGTAGAATCGATCAACAACGTCTGAGAAAAACTCAAACGCATCTTGCGTCACGCTCCCGTCGTAGTTCTTGTAGTCAAATGCATGACCCAAGGTCGAATGACTT